GCTCGGCGGTTTCACGTTCTTCAGTCTTCTCAGCTATCAGCGCCGCCTTGATCTCCTGCATCTCGGCGGGATGCGCCTTGAGTAGCTTGACGGCTTTGTCACGCGGAGACACGGCCATCTTGTCGCCCATGAGGGCAAAGCTCAGGCCGGAGTGTTCGAGGATTTCGAGCGCGGCACCGGAAAGCTGCTGTTTGTACTTTTCTTTCATGGTTTCTTCCTCCTGTCGGTCGGGTTGTTTTCCTTGTTCTTATGGCTATATTATAAATCATTTTGTTTTATTTGTCAAGCATTTTATAAATCAAATTTGATTATTTTTCAAAAAACCCCGGCTTTCTGGCCGGGGATGTCTTATAGTTTGGTATAGGCTTTCAGGATTTTGTGGCGTTGCGAGGTGCCGTCATACCAGACAAGCGCTGGTTCGTCGCCCCAGTTGTCAAGCACCATCTGTAGCGGATAAACAAGCCCATCGCCCAGATTGACAAGCGGATCGCCATCACAATTTTCGCCGTCAATATTCGGGATATCGACGCTGATCTCATCATAGATATCGCTTTGTGGGCATCTCCAAGTATATATAGGACGGTATTCGTGCGCCAACACACCGTAAGACTTGTAAATTTTGATTATCATATTTTCCTCTCCCTTTTCAGACGATACGGCTTTGCTTGCTTCCAAATTCGCCGCCAACGAGAATGCGCGGTAACCCCTTGTACATGATCGCATCCTCGCCGCGGCTGTCAACCCATTGCTTCCCGCTGATTGCATCGACAGTCAGCGGCTGATCTGCTGTCCAATCCGCGAGGGTAAACTGTACGCCCTCAGACTGGATCACCGCCATGATGCCCACATCTGGGTGCTCGACGAGGTAGAAAATGCCGTAATCGTCGATCACCGTCTCCGTCACGATGGGCAGCGCCTCCGTGCGCCCGGTCTGCCAGTCATAGACAGCCAGCCGCTGGGCGTCGCCACGAAGGTAGGCTGTCGAAACGCCCAGCGCGTCCGCCAGCGCGGGCAGAATCTTGTTGCCGGGGTTGCTCTGCCCCCCCTCGTAGTTGTTGAGCTGTTGAGCGGATATACCCATCTTATCTGCCAGTTCTTTCTGTTTCAATCCGCGCAAGACGCGCAGCTGTTTGATGTTCATGCTTTTTCTCCTCCCAGATGTCCCAAGCGCTCATAGACGCGCCCGCAACCATGTTGTCAAAATCCGGTTCGCCGTCATCAGTAGCCATATATACGAGCAGCGTATAAGATTCGTTGTTCTCGTCTTTCTCGCTGTCGGTTTCCCACCACATACGCGGGGCAGGCGTTGCGGGGTCAAAATCCTGCCAATACTCGCTGATTAGGCGGGCTTTGGCCCACTCGTCATTCATCTGAGACGGTTCGACATCCACCAGATATGGCAAGGAAAGGTCAACGTCAGTTTCAATCGTTCTGCCAGTCAGCGGGTCTTTTTTGTCTACGGTGCATTCAATGTAATATTTCATTTTTTCTCCTTTCTTATGCGGCGACGAGCGCGCCGGTCATGTTGTCGATGTAGCCGATCTCAAGATCGCGCTTGCGGTTCCACGCGTTGGTGTAGATGCGCGCGGAAACATAGGTGCGATTGTGGCTTCCCTTCACCCAGTCGTTGCAAACGACTTTGTAATTCCAGCCGCTTTCTTTGCCTTCCTTCTCGGCGGCAAGCAGCGCTTTGGCCAGCGCCCACGCGCCCTTGAGCGCAACGCTCAGGCTCAGGCCAAAGCTCTTGACCATGATCCACGCGCGCTTCATGATAATCTGCTTGTTGTACTTCATTTTGATTTCCTCCGATCAGGTTGTTTTCCTTGTTCTTTATGACTGTATTATACATCATTTTAATTTACTTGTCAAGTATTTTGCAAATTATTTTTATTTATTTTTTGCATTAAAAAAAGCCCCTGCCATCAGGCAGGGGTGTTATCATCTGTATGTATAGATGCAGACATCCGTCTCTTGATCTCGCGAATGCTGCGGCTGACGGTTGCGGGCGACATACCCAGCGTCATGCCGATCTGCACGATGCTGTAACCGCGCCAGAGCAGGTCAAAGACCTGCCCCAGCCGGACATGCTCGTCAAAGCCGCAGCGGCGGGCGATCTCCTCTTTAGTGCGCCTGTCAAAATCAAGGCGCACAGAAAACCGCCTCCCTTATCCCTCCTTGGGCTTGTCGTAGGTCATCGCCTGCGCGCTGTCGCTGATGCCCTTGGTCGTCGGGTCGGCAATCACACCGATCATGCCCAGCACCGTCAGGATCGCGTTGACGGCAGTCAAAAGCGCGTCCTGCTGCACGGAAGGCGTTACGCCGAAGAGGGAAAGCATGTTGTAGGCAAAGGCAATGATGAGCGCCAGGAAAGACGCGAGGAAAGTTTTGTTCTTAAAACGAACCATCCAGTTAATTTTCATGTTGTTCCCTTTCTGCCCGGTCTTTACCGGGCAACGTCACAAAAATTTACGCTCCTGCAAACACTTGTGATAAGCGTTTTTGATGATTTCGACGGCTTCAACCGTCTTGTGGTTCTCAAATTCCGGGTGTGCTTTACAGTACATTTCGTAGGACTTCGCGTCGTCAAAAACTTGCTCAAAATGCTCTTTGCTGTGTTTGACGCTATTATAGCACTCGTCGGAAAACCGCTGGATGCGGGCGCGTGAGATTTTAGCAAATTCAAGGTCATTTTTTGCCTCAATCCGTCCCATGCGCTCTTCCAACGAGCCAACGAGCGCCTTTCGCAGGCCGCGAAATATCCATGACAGCGGATGTACCTTGATCGGCGAGATCTCAATCAGATTCAGCATTAAGTATATCAGCACGAGCGTCAGTGTGCTGTGCGTCGTGACAGCCGCTTGCAAGCCGTCCAGCAGCTTTTGTATGGTCATCGGTTAATCCTCCGCAATCGTCCATTTTCCCGCCAGCGTGATATACACGCCGTCGTTCCTGCGCAGGGTCGTCGTGTTCGGCGCTTCGCCGCCCGTCTCGCCCTGATCTCCACTTTCCGGCGGCGCATCCTCAACCAGATACTCGCTGGACATGTACCCGGCCTCGCCACTTTCCAGCGCACCGAAGACCCAGCCCGTGCCGCCCGCCTCGCGGATGATGTTCACCCGCGCGCCGTTCTCGGCCTTGGCGATGATCTTTGACCGCGTGCTTGCGCCCTCGCGGATGTTGAGATATCCGCTGGTGATGTTCACCGTTGCATTGCCAAACATGGTCTCACCTCCTTCCTCGCTATCGTCCTGGACTGCAATCATCCGATGCACCCCAAGCCCGTTCCAGCCGTTCTTTTCCGTCAGCTCAGTTTCCACCACACATCCCCGGCTCTTGCTTGAGTGAATCACCGTGCCCCGCTCCGTCACCAACCCGGTGTGGTCCACGTCGCCCGTGCCCACGCCCATGAACGCCAGCATACCAGGCTTCGCGCCGGAAATCCCCGTCTGCCGCCAGATCAAATGGCGATACTTCGGCACGCTGTCATAGCTGTTCCAAAGCTCGTTTGTTCCCGCCGTCGTGTAGCGCTTGTCGCCGCCCGGCGCTGTGCGGATGACCTTCTTGATGAGGTTGATGCAGTCCAGCTCGCTGTAAGGCGTTCCGATCAGCGCCCGCGCCGCGCGGATGGCCTCGCTTGTTTTAATCATTGGCTTTTCCTCCTTTCGTTTTTATCCGAGCAAATGCCCTCGCGTCCGATGGAACTGTTTCAGCGTCCTTCTGCGGGCTAAAGCATACTTTCGGATGTTTTCTTCCGTCGGTTCAATGCCCCAGCTGTACAGGTAGTCAGTAATGTACTCGATGGCCCATTTCCGCGCCTGTTTTCTTTGCATTTCATATTCTTTTTTGCTTTTCATTCGTCCCACGCACCTCCCGCGCGGATGAAGCGGCCAACCAGACAGCCAGCCGCGAAGATGATCGCGCCGCCGACGATGATGCCAAGAATAATCATGGTTTTTCCTCCTTAGACGATTGAAAGGCCGTCGTCAGCCTCTTCCTTCGCGTTTTCCGCGTCCAGCGCATCATAATACGCCTGCGCCAGCACCTCAATCTCCTCAATGTCTGCCTCACTCAGCAGGCCGCTGTCAAGATGAGTGTATGCCTTGTCCAGCCAATAGGCCACATCTCGCCCGGCGGCAATCTCGCGCTTGATGGAGCGCAGGGTCAGGTCGTGCCGGGCTTTGCTTTTGATTGCCATATGTATACCTCCTTTAGGTAGCGGTCATGGATGCGATGGCATCCTCAAGCTTTTTAATTGCAATGTTCACATCGCGCTGGTATTCCAGCTTTACCCCTGCGCCGTCGCTCGCTTGCACCACGGTGTCGGGCGCGTAAGCGGTGATGGCTTTGTAGGCGGCAATTTCAGCAGGGGTGAGCTGGGTTTCGATAGGAGTGGCGAGAATTGCATTTTGTTCGGCAAGCGTTTTTGTGTTGTCAAAAGAGGCTTTATCAACTCTCTGCACCTTCACCCCTCTCTCCAAGTCTATCTCGTCGCACACCCACTGCTGGCCGTTTTGGTCAGTGTAGTTTCCGCCAGAGGTAACAGGGAGGCCGGGTAAGCCGTTGGGAGTGGGGAGCGTGAGGTGCTGTTC